TGTCAGTCATTCAAACGTCCCTCCGTTCTGCGCCCATATCGACGCTTTGTTTGCCATAAAAAATGCCTCTGAACAAGTCAGTCGGGACGATCTGATGTAGAGATTGCCATCAGCGTCATACCCGCAGATTAAAACGTCCGTCAGATGGTTTGCCTCCGCATCTACCAGCGCAGACTCAAGCGCCTGCTGTGCAGTCATTGTTGTCGTCGGCGGTAGCCGAATGAGGTTGGTCATGCTGCGCCCCACCCGTCTTTGTATCCGCGCCGGTATTCGCCGCCAAGCGCATCTGTAAGCGCCTTCACCTGCTCCCGCAGCCTCACGTTCACGCACCCTGCTTTAGCGCAGTCGGGGTGGCAGGAGTGAACGTCGTTTACCAAGGCTTTCCTCTCGGCACGCAAACATTCAATCAAGTCTGCCGCCTCCTGCACATAATTTGCGCCTTCGCTCACGTAGATGCTACGTAGTCTTTCAGTGATGTCTGTCATAGCTTTCCTTGATGTTTTATCCTGCCCACGCCCGGCTCAAAATACCGTGGCGACTCTGGGTACGGTGGGCAGGCTTCCATGTGCCAAGTCCACCAAAATTGTTTCCTTCGTTTTCGCAGCTTCATTTTTGCCCCAATGCTGCTCGTACCGCAGGCAACGCCTGTGCTGCCCGTCGCTCACACCATGCGAGATCGTCGCCCGGTTCGCGATCGGAATCTCCGATGTCCGCGAGAGCCGCTTCCGCTGTTTTTAGCGCCGCTCTTGCCATCCGAGCAAGCCGATAAATTGCCTCTGGGCTGTCCAAAAACTCATCAGCGGCAGCGGCACCCTCGACTACCTCCCGCAGCGCAGCACAATCAGCAGCAGAAACAAGTGTTCGCGTTTCATATGGGCCTTTAATTGTTGTATCAGGGTATCCGTCATACCAATCTGAACAACCAAACGCACGAAATTGGTGTATCGGTTTCGTTTGCAGCACAGGCGGTGGGGCGGCTATTTCCCGCAGCGCAGCGTTGTCCGAAGCAGATACAGCAGCGGCGTAATCAATAGCGGCGTCCAGCCGGCAGACGGTTACAGTGCCGAGATCCGTCAGCATCTCAAATGCCGGTGGCAGTAATACGGTCATGTTGTCTCTCCTTCAATGCGCAGGGCGCGTATGGCAAAAGCACAGCGCTCGCGCATCCACTGCTGGTTAACGCTGCCTACGTCGTCCTGAGATTCACACACCTTCGCCGCAGCCTCCAGCGCAGCCCGCATGGCTTCGCGTTGGGCGGTGCGGATGGCGTCAATCTCACGCTGTGACCACTGATATGTATGGGGGTCGGGGTGTAGTGGCAGCGGTGGTAGTTTGATCATGGTGCCTCTCCTTCAATTTTCAGGGCGCGTATGGCGTCGACATAATCGAAAATGTCGGGCGGGCACGGCTTGATGGTGCCAGCCGAATGCGCTTGACTGATGCTGTTACACGCAGCCTCCAACGCAGCCCGAGCCACTGCGATGTCACGGGCACGTAGTTGGCTGGGCAGGTACGGCCACTGTGCGTTTAGGTGATCGGGCAGCGCCGGTAGTTTGATCATGGTGCTTCCCCCTCAACTGCCGCAGTCAACCGCCTCAGTGCTGCTTGCAGATGCGCCTCGCTCACTGTCGTCGCGACAAACCAGAGCCCGGTGTCATACGATTGCTCGTCTGCAATTGCTCTTGCTGCCGATTGCACGGCAGGCACAGGGGCGGCTGCGATCATAGATTCATAGACCTCGGCGTAAATCTCTTCCTCAATATCTAAAACCCCTTGCAAGACGTTTTTGTAAACCGCGTCCCCGTTGTATAGTTTCACTGCGGCAACGCACATCGCCTTGGTTGCCTCCACCGGCACCAGCACGTAACCGGGCGGCACCATTTCGCGGACATGCTCGGTATGGTCCACAGCAGGCACAGGCTGCGGGGCAAGCTCTTCGGGCCGCGTCTCGCGCCCTTGGTAGGGCATGTGATCCAAGGTATCCAACGACACCTGTCTCTTTGATTTAAAGCCGGTCATATCAAGTATCTCCATAGTTTGCAGCCATGCCTGATTCACAGGCAACAGGTAAGTCGGGTGCCCACTTGGGGGCGGTGGACATAAGGGCTTCGAGCTTGGTCTGTGCTGCTTGCGCAACATCCTTGTCTACTACGATGATGATCTCGTCGTGGACTTGGAAGGCCACCTTGAAGTGCATCCCGGCAGCAGCCATCTGCTCACGGATCACCAATGCAGCAAGAGCTTGCACGATGTTCTCCGTCACCTTGCCGCCATAGATGCGTGTCCATGCGGTGTCGTCAGGCGGTGAGCCAGTGAGCACACGATCCTTGAGCGCCTTCTGGTAAGTGCGGGCATCGGAGATGTACATGAACCCGTTGGCCGTCTCACGCAGCGCTGGGTACTGCACCCTGAACCCGTTGGGCAGGACGATGCCGTCCTTGTCGTAGCGAACCTGCGGGTGCAACTCGTTGCCACCACCGTACAACATGTCCTTCAGTGCGTTGCCACACTTCTGCCAGAACTGCACGATCTTCCAGTTCTTCTGTCGGTACAGCCGGACGATCCGCTCTGCCTCGTTGATGTCGATCACCACGTTGATGCCGCCTTGCCCGATCTCCAGAGTACGCCGGAACTTCTCAGCACCCATGCCGTAGCCCAGCCCAAGCACACAGGTCTTGCCGACGAACCGCTCTACCTTGTCAGCCTTGGTGATGGTGCGACCGTAGACCTCAGTGGCAAACTCGGAGTACACATCCCGCTTGTCACGGAACGCCATCAACAAGTCCTCGTGCCCTGCCACCCATGCCACAGTACGTGCTTCGATCTGCGATGAGTCACAGGAGATCAGCATCTGCCCCGGTGGTGCCTTCAGCGCCCGTCTGATGGTCGTGTTGCCACGGCTTGGCAGGTTCTGTAGGTTGAGCTTGTCACCACCGCTGAAGCGCCCGGTGTGGGCACCGTAGTAGTTGAGCATGATGGGCAGCTTGCCCCGTCCGGCCACACCGATCAGCCTCTCGGTGCGGGTTTCTTCGGTGGTGGACTTGACCCCGAGGCGAGCAGACACCGCTGCCTGCACACGCTCGTCAACATGTTCCAACATGTCGGTCATACCCTTGTCGGTCTTGGCGAAGGCCCACGCCTCCTTACCCGTCTTCAGACTGGTCTTGGTGGGCGGCTCTACACCAAGGCGCTTGAGGTACTCAGCGAACTTGTCGTTGGACATGAGCATCTCTTGCACCGCTGCCTCACCACCCATGCCGTGGCCCAGATCGGACATCAGGGTGCGCTTGCGGGTGCGCACTTCCTCAAGATGCTTCTCCAGCAGCGGCACGTCGAGTTCGATCATAGGGTCGGTGTACATCCTCAGCGTCTGATCAATCACCAACAACTCGCTGGATGGGAAACCCACCTTGAGCTTGTCGAACAGTCGCTTGGTCATCTCCACATCGTTCTTGCAGTACTCGCCGTACTGGGCGAGATCAGCCTCAGTGAAGTCAGCCTTGCGCTTGCCCAGTGCGGCCACCACCTCGTCGCCCTTCTTCCCCAGCCCGTAGTACGCCACGAGCTTGGCGAGGGAACCACCTACCGTGACGTTGTGCAACGGACGGGCCATGCTCAGAGTATCCAGCCACAGCCTTGGACTGATGCTGAAGTGCCACGACAGGATGGCCCCATCGAACGCTGTGTTGTGGCACAGGATAGCCCGCTTGCTGTAGTCCAGTGACTTGAGGAACTTGCCGGGATTGTCCCCGCTGTACCAGTCAGTGGGGTAGTCGTTGACCTTGACGCCCACTCCGATGATCTCGAACAAAGAACTGCGAACGTATTGCTCGGTGGTCATCTTCGACAGGGAGAAGTCCTTGTCGTAGTAGGTTTCAAAGTCGATGGTTACGATGTCCATCGCCATCACTCGTCTCCCTCGGTAAGTACCTCAAGAAGTTTCTGCATGTAGTGCTGCCCCTTGGCAACCTCAGTGGGTGACTCGTCCTTGCTACCCATACGCATCAGGTACTTCAGCGCACCACCACGGTAGTAGCCAATGCGCTGGTCACGGGGCCATGTGTCAACGACATCCCACGGCTGTACACCCATCTCCTTGTAGTGTTCGCCCCCCACCTGCCTGTCCTTGGCTTGCTCCACAACATCTTCAGGAGATCGTGCTCGGGCTTCCTTGCGCAGCGTGTACACAGCAGGCATAGCCATGTTGAACTTCGCGGACACCGCACTGGGCACAGCCAGTGGGTGCTTGAGGAAATGATCGAGGACTTGCTGCTTCTTACTCATGGTTTTTCCTTGGGTTTAATAACACGTTCTACTGTCTCTAACGTTACGAAGCGATGCCCGTTGGCGCACTCATACCTACGGTACACAGTATTAGCAGGGCGGGCACGGGTTTCCTTGGTAGTCGTCCATGTGTTGCACACTGGGCACTTCATACGAACACCCCGAACTTCTGTCGGAGCGCCTTGCTATGTTCGCGGCATATCGCGTTCACGGCATCTACCGTGCCCTCTATGGTCGGCTGCTTGTGTGGGTTCATAAATGTGACCTCTGCGGTCTTCACGAATCCAGCGAGTAGTTCCGGTGGGAACTCGTTGTTCTTGATACAAGTGTACAGCAACGTAACCCATCTGTCGTGCTGCCATTGGGGTGCATCCCACTTGTTTTTACCCTTACGCTCCGCTGCAACTTGTTCACAGATAGTCTGTAGTACTCCTAGCTTGGCCCGCACCCTGATACCGTACTTGAAACGGCGCAAGGAACGGAGCCAGAACTTGCGTTTGGCTTCGTCGATCTTCATATCAGAGTCCGAACTTGGCAGCAGTACTCAGGGCAGTAAGTTTGCCGATGTCCACATTCAGTACCACCTCGTTCTTGGTACGTTCCACGATCCTCCTGTGTGTGTTCTTGACCTCCTCGGGGATCAATTCCCACAGCGGGGGCCATGCCTTGAGCGCCGGTGCCAGTGTGGAGTACGCCGCAATCACCTGATTGACCATAGCAGCAAACTCTGTCTGTCGTTGGGTTGCTACCGCAACTCGATCGTTGTACGCCACAACCTCTGCGTAGAACTCGGCCCAAACGGGATCACTCGTCAAAGTAATCCCGTCACTGTAGCTCGATTTCTTTTCTGCTAGTTTTGTCGTTCTAAAAACATTCGGCCACGACTGGTGTATTCCAAAGATAAACTTGAGATTGCATTTTTGATTGCCGACCCCGCTGATCTCAAGCGTAGACAACGTCCGGAACCAATCGACAGGAAGTTGTGCGATGATCGGTTTAACGTCGAGGAACAACGTGTCGTAGATGACCTGACCCCAAGCGTTGTCGGGCTTCTGATCTTTGGCCTTAGTGATGGCGGGTTCCATCTTGGCCCTCGCATTGTGGACGATCTGATCCACGAGTTCTTTACCGAAACGTACTGTTGCCATGTGATTCTCCTATTGAATGTGTTGTGTTTGGGTGGACATGCAGGTCATGATGTAGTCAAGCTGCACTGCAACATGCAGGCAGTACTCCCGATGCGTCAGCGTCGAGTCTTTACCAGCCATTGCCAGCATGGTGATCAGAGCGTTGACTACGACACCGAACTCGTCGCCGTTGTCACGCATCGTATCGTTGAGCCTCGTGATCAGAGCCATGACACGGTCGTGGTACTGGTCTTCGTTCATTATGGTGTCCACGTCAGTCTCCCATTTCCACGACTTCACCGAAGGGTGCCTTGCCTGCATCGGTCGTGACCCACAGCACTGGCGCATCGGGCTGGATGCCGAAGCTGTTGCAGCACAGGTCTGTCAGGAACACGATGGCAACAGGGGTGATCCCAAGCTCCACGATCTTGGTGAACACCGGAGCGAAGTCAGTACCGCCGCCGCCGTGGGGCTTGATGGCAAGGTCGTCGTGCTGCTCGTAGCTCTCCACGTGGCTGACCCCACTGTCAAAGTACAACACATGGATACGTGCTGGCATCAGGTCTTCCTTGACCCGCTTGATCTCGGCAGCAAACTGGTTGACAGTCCTCTGGCCGATAGAACCAGAGCAGTCCACAGCGAAGCACACCTCACCCATCTGCTCACCGCTGACACTGGGCAGGTACAGTCCTTGTGCAATGAAGCGACGATTGAACCGGGCGAAGGATCGCTGGTCGGTGCGGGCTTTGACAAGGAACTTCTGCAACACCTCACGCCAGTCCACCTTGGGTTGCAACACCTCATCCACAAGACGTTGCATGTTGGCAGTCATCTTGCCCATCATCTTCGCCGCTTGCGCAGCTTGGGCCACCTTCACCTTCCACTCGGCCTGTTGCTGCTGTTGCTCGGCGTTGTCTCCGGGACTGTCCTCGCAGTCGTCCAGTGGGCCACCGGGTTCACCAGCACCCGAGCCGTCGCTCTCGTCCTGTTCTGGCAGGATGTTGTAGATGCCCTCACTGGTGCCGTGCCCAGCGTTGTAGATGTTGGCATCCAGCAGTCCGACCTTGGGCATCTTGCCGATACCCTCATCGGTCAACAGCTTGTTGATCACGTAGTCAGCGGCCATGTTCCAGCGTTTCCCTTGCCGTCCACCACGCCGGAAGTTGTGCTCCAGCATGGGATGGAAGCACTCGTGGGCAACGAGGAACTTGACCTCCTCATCGGTCAGGCTGTCCACGAACTCGGGGTTGAACTTGATCCGCTTGCCGTTGGTGGCAGCGGTCTTGATGCTCGTGTCGAACACGAACGGCATACTCAGGGCAATCGTGCCCACGAAGGGATGCTCCAGAATCAGAGCAGTCTTCGCCTTAGCCAGCTTGGTCGCCAGCTTCTTCATGTCAAGCGTTGCAGTTGTCACTTGGTTCTCCTTGGTTAAAGTTGTCCCATGAATGCACCCATTGCATCCATGATTTTCTTGGCTTCAGCAGCGGTATCACGCCGCAGGTCAGGATCGTTGCGCAGTGCTTCGGGGTGCTTGATCAGGGATGCCTCAACCTGTTGGCGCATGGCTTCCAAGTTGGGGTCGTCGCTGAAGTTCAACCGTGGCAACAGCGCACAGATTTCTCGGGTGTTCTCCAGCATGGAGTCACGGAAGATCGCCTTGGGGTCGGCCAGCTTCTCTGCCATGTGCTTCACCCGCTCATACAACCGCTGCCACACGTCCTTCAGCGCCGTCTGCCCCGCCTCTTTCACACGCCGCTCAACATCTTGCTGGATGCGTGTCAACTCCTCCGAGCCAATCGCAACCCGGAAGTCGCTGCTCGGTACGGGGAACACCGATATGTCCATGTGGAACTTGTTGCGCAACTCAAGCACTGGTGGGTAGTCGGCAGCGTTGTACAGGGAACCAAGGATGCGCTGTGCGTCGAGCTTGAGGCTGTCGTAGTTGTCGATGAAGTCCTGCACCAGACTGTTCCACTCGCCACGTTCCTTGCGGAAGTCGGACATGAAGTTCAGGTAGTTGGCAGTGGGCAGCATCATGGTGCCGTCCAACCCCCACGGCAGGGTGTTGTCGTAGTACTTGGTGCGGATGTGGGTCGTCTTCTTGTGGATGTTATCCAGCAGATCAGACATGGGCAGCAGCGCCTTGTTGAAGCGCCCAGCAGCAGAGCTTGCGCCGTGTGCTGTCGTCACCTCTCTGGATGCGCCCTTGTCGTGTTTGCGGGCTGTCCACTGGGACACGTTGAGTTGCACCAGCAGGGCACGGTCATTTAAGTTCATGGTTTGGTTCCTCTAAAGATGTTGATGAATGTGTGATGGGTTTGAATTACTCAATCCCAGAATACGACGCTTGGCTTGATATGCAATCCACAGATCAGGATGCTCCTGTTGCATCCGGTTGCGGAAGGCAATCGCTTGCCCCCTGACAGAAGGTATATCACTCCTGAACATGGATGCAAGGTCTTGCCGAACTGCGAGGGACAACTTGCCACGTATCCGTAGATCGTCGATCCACTCAAGGTAGTACATCAGAACAGCACGTCTTGGTGGTTGATAGACCACTTGGTGAACGCTTGGGTGTTGGCAAGGTCAGGATTGCGCCGTGCCGCATAGCTGATCATCAGCACAGAGAACTCGGGAGGCATACGTTCAGAGTACTGGCAGACCCTCTCGAAGTTGGACTCGGTGGCACGTTGGGCCAAGGCACCACTCAGGGCGTACAGGGTGGCAGGGTCTGCGGGCACATCGGCAGTCTTGGGGTTGAGCAAGATGGCGTCAGGGTTGGGCAGCTTGCGGAAGATGCGTACAAAGCCCACGAACTCGGCAGCACTGCCCTCACCCACAGCGCCCTTGAAGCACTCGAACTCAGCATCAGCAGGGACAGTCCCCAGCACGTCAGACACACCCTCCACCCATGCTCTGGGAGTAGCGTTCTGGTCACGCTGCGGGTCGAAGTCATGCAACAACCCCGGACGGAAGCGGATGAACGAGATGACCTCGGGCTTGACGTTGTTGTTGATGGCCCACGCTGTCCAGTCGTCGAGGTGTGTCTCCAACTCCAGCACCGTCTCACGATTGCGGAGATGACTCAGCACACGGTTGGCACCAGCACGGTCAGACTGCCTGTTGCCAGTGGATACCACCTGCCATCCATCGGGCATCGACACACCATGCAGGTTGCGGGCTTGGCAGATGTTGGCAAGCACCTTCTGCAAGTCAGGGCCAGCTTGATTGCGGTCGTCGAACAACAGGATGCCCTGCTCTGGCGACTTGCCCTTGACGGGGAACCAGTCAGGGAGGCGGTAGTTCAGCTTGTCGCCGCCGTCTGGGAACAGGATACCGAAGTCCTCGACCAACATGGTTGGCATGTGACGTTCGATGCAGGGGATGTCGAGTTCCCGTGCCACCTCGTGGACGATGGTGGTCTTGCCACCACCGGGCGCACCCTCGATGCACAGGGTACGGGTGATGGGGAACAGAGACTTGATCGTCTCTTTGAGAAGTGTGGCTCGCATGGTTATCCTTTGTAGTTGCGATGGTCAGGGCCGAAGGACACCACTTGTGTCCCAGTACGGGCAGCTTTCGCCGCCATCTTGTTGTCGAAGTAAACCACCGGCTGCACCAGTGGCCCCCTCGTGTACTCTCTCAATGTAAACAGACGCTTCATTTGCTTTCTCCACGGTTAACGTTAACGAACACGCACTCATTGACATGAGTGACACCTTTCGAGTCCACAAAGGACTCACCACAACCTGCTGCCCATTCGAGCAGAAACAGGAACATCAGTAAACCGATGACTGTCGCAACGGCGACATAGGCCACCCCACGTACAACACGTTTCCACAAGGGCTCGTTGATGGATACCCCCATCGGTTTGATGGGTGTCGGTTTCTTCATCACAGTCCCCCAGTGGAGTGGACAACCTGCTGCCCATCCTTCTCGGCCAGCATCACTGTGACCTCGTAGGACTTGCGGGCTTTGAACACAGCAGCGGCCTTCTGCTGTGCCTCGTAACTTGACACAGCGTAGACCTCGACCTGCTTGCCACGGTAAAAGGCGATGTACCCGTTCATGTAATGCTCCATGTAATGCTCCATGTAATGCGTTTATCCTGTTGCTTGCGCTTTGTCCAGTAGGGCAGAGCCCATGCCACGTTTGTCTCGACGACGATCAGCCGCCCATCGAAGTACACCCTCACGCTGGCTCTCCTTGCAGGATGCGCTCTTTGGCAATGGCGGCATAACCCCCACGTGCCAGCCGTTTCATCCACTCCCCACTGAGCAGCACCGTGGAGCAGTGCGGATGACACTGAGTGCGGTGCTTGCTGGTGGTTGTGCCATACCTGTTCTCGTTCTCGAACCATGTGTCGTTGGCATAGACGAACAGCGGCCAGTGGGCACCGTAACTGTAGACGGCATACCACATCTCTGGCCCATTCTCCCCCGTGGGGTGGTTGACCGTGCCGAACTCGGCAAAGATGTTGTTCCCCTGAAACGGGTGCTGCTTCTGCACGAACTTCCGGGCATCCCGGTTAGCGATCTTCATAGCGTTTGCTCCAATGTGTTGCGATGCGACATTGCATCCCGCTGCCCTCTGTCACAGGGCAGGGAGATTGGTGTCAGGAGTGGTATCCGTAGTCCGTGCCGTTCCACACGGCACCTATGACGTACTGCTTGTTCCCGATCAGGGTACGGTACACGGCCACAAGGTCGTCGCCACCATCTCTAAAGATGTTGACGGTGGGGTAGTTGGTGTTCCATGAACTGAGGAAGCCGATTGCTGTCCACAGCTTGTCCCATGTACCGATGGACTCGGCGATTTGTATCATGTCTTCAGCCGTAAGGCTGAGGTTAACTTGCCGTGTCATGTTGTTCATTACATGCTCCCTTTCTGTGTCAGGGTGGCGGCGGTACCCTGAGCAAGCAGGGTGTTGAGGAACTTGACAGCAGCGGTGTCGCGTTTGAACCACTGGAAGTGCAGCATATCGCCGCCCTTCCACTTGACACAGGAAACCAATGTCTCCTGCTTCCGCAGTTTGCGGGGTGCTTTGTAAGGTATCTGGGTTACTTTCATAGCGTTTGCTCCAGTAGGGGTTGTAGTCAGCGGGTTCGCCGACCGGATTTCAGACTGCCATGGGCCGAAAAAAGTGTCAAGTGGCGGCGTTCTGGACGCGCGTATAGCAGAATAATCTACGAATTGATGTAAACAATCTAGAAATAAGTGTCAAGTTGGATTGCTCGTAGATCGCAGAAGTCCAATGAAATCAACCACTTACGTGTAGCGATCTAAATAATCTACGTTTTTGGAAGTAATGTCGCACTAAAAAGATGGAGCGCGTCATTCCGCATTATGAAATTATGCGAAAAATAATTTTTCTACATGGGTATATACACTAAAAAGATATCTTTTCTATATTATATATATCGTTCATTTTCTCTTGGCTCGTGGTCAATTCACGTAAGTGGTTGATTTCATTGGACTTTCTTCCTAACCTGACACATTACATATGTAAGGTTTCACGGTGTAAGGTTTCATCCCCAAATCGAGTTAAAAATAGATTGTTGCATGTACAGTTAGATTGTGTCAGGTTAGCCCCCTACTTGACACTTTATGTGTAATGTTGTAAGGTATCATAGCCCCCCGGTGTATAATTGCTATACGCTGTAGCGTTGCGAGCTATAAACCCCCGACGTATGGTGTATTCCCCCCTCTAAAAGAAAGCGAGTCCCCCCGCAGTCTGTCAACCTGTAAACCTGTGGCGGTCGCGTGCCCGATGCGCTGTGCGCGGGCGAAAGAAAACCCACACACCTTTCGATGTGTGGGTCTGGGGGTCAGGATTGCGTTTGCACAACCCTTGGCACTGCGTAGCCTTTGGCTACTACCAACGCAGCCAGTGCTGAGGCACTGGCTGCATCTTCCAGCACCGCTTCCGGTGCTGGATTGTTTTGGGTCACCCAATCGCTTGGGTGACCATCAGCGGCAGCGTACATCACGCTGCCGCTATGCGACTGCATTTTTACTTTAAACATTTAATTCTCCAAAAAGAACCCGGGGCCTGTCACGCCCCGGGAAGGTTACTTAGAAACTGAACTTAGGCTTGGATGAAGCCGATACTTTTCGGTCGCCGTCAGTAGTTTTAGCTACTGCCAACTTGCCGAAACGATACCCGAATGCCAGCGACTCAGTCGGCTTGATCAACTCGGCAACGCGAGTTGCCTTGATGAATTCCTCCTCGAAGGCTACCTTCGCTTCGGTCGAAGCTTTTTGCGCTTTGCGGAGCGCAACCAGCTTCTTAACCACTTCACCCTTGAGTGTGGTTTCATCGACACCGAACCAGTTCAGCTCTTTTACGTCTGCCATAACTATCTCCTACGTGATAACCCTTATCCGGGTTCGAAATGAGCCCTTCAAACAAGGGTTATCACCAAGAGATACTTACGACACATTGTTAATGAGCAACTTACCTGTCGGTGCTGTGTGATCACTGCACCGACAAATTCAGACTCGTTGATCCTGCTGAAAGTGTCAAGTTACCCGGTGCCGAGCCGAGCCGAGCCGAGCCGAGCCGAGCCGAGCCGAGCCGAGCCAAGCCGAGCCGAAGCGGCAAAGGGAGGGGGGTACATGGCTTGAGAAAAGCGAGGCCCCCCCTATTTGTTCCCAACCCCT